GGGCCAGGTCAGACCTGCCGTGCGATTGCACCCCGCGATTAAAGGGTACTAGCATTGTCTGCGACCTAGCAGGCGAAAATGTGGTTTTGAGAGAGTTCCCACAACTCTTAAAGAACGTATTGGCGTCTAGTGAGCCTTCATGTTCATCCGACAATCCTTTTTCGGTATTGCAAGATATCGATGAAGACGGGTGTACTAGACGTCGTCGCCTGGGAGGGAAGGCGAAAACTGTGGTTTCTTGGTTTGCCGGGATGGGCATTTCCAAGATCGCAGATCCCCCTGAAGAGATCGAATGCGGCGGCCTTCGCGCCGCAGTTCGCAGATGCTTTGAGCACGTTACTTCCGTGCAAGAATTAAGTTTTAAGACAGTCGCAAAAATCGAAAAGGATTGTTGTGGCTTCTGCCTTCCTACCTTTGAAAAGAAGAAATGGGAATGGTCATCTGCGAGATCTCGCCCCGTCGAAGTTGACGTCGATCATGTAAGAGCTTTCGAGGAGGCCTTTGCTCGTAATGTCGACTCGGGGTGGGACGATCATCGTAGACCGTTTATCCCGAACGGTAATGCCACTTTGGACTACCCCCGGAGGGAGGGGGGCAATTGGAATGTGGAGGATTTTGATACGGGACATCGGACTCAACTTGTCTTTTCGTCAGGCAAGCCCCGTGTCGTTACCCTTTATTCCGCTGAGAACACGCGGATTTTGGGCCCTCTACATTATAGTCTTTATGACAGCTTACGGAAGAAGGGATGGTTGCTTGTTGGTGACCCTACTAACGAGCACGTTCAGTCGCTAAACGGAGCTGATTTTCTGTCCTTTGATTATCAGTCGGCAACGGACAACATCAAGTTGGTGTATGTACGCGCCGCCATTGGCGTGCTGAAGAGGAAGGCGACAGGGTTATCAGATGACGAGATCCGAGCATTAGACGTGCTAGGTAATCTGATGGTAACTCAGGAGGACGGGCGTCGGCTTTATGCCCATACCGGACAACCCATGGGTTCGGTATTGTCTTTCCCCCTTCTTTGCTTGATCAACAAGACCGTAGTTGATCTTGCAATGAATCGGCTTCTTGTAGGGAAGAAGATTTCGTTTCCTGAGTGGTCTGCTCACCGGTGTTTGATAAACGGTGACGACCTCCTTACTCGTGAACCGAGAAAGGATACGAATCTTCGAGGGTTGATTGCCGAAGAAGGGAGTCAAGTTGGCCTCGTCGTGAACCAAGAGAAGACCATGGTCTCTGAAAGCGATGGAGAAATTAATTCGACGTACTTCCGAAACGGAAAAAAAGAGCGGAAATTCAATGCTGCGGCTATATGGATGGATGCTGGTGTTGAAGACGTACTCGGGTTCGCATCCGATGCTACGTGTGATTCTGCAACCTTTAGAAAGGTGGTTAGGGCGAATTGTCACATTCTGGCTAAGCAGCCAGATAAGAAACTCGACCTTATGCCACCAGCTCTGCAGATGGTCTGCCGCAAAGATATGAAGATAAGAAAGGCCATCACCAGCTCGCCTGAGCGTTTACGGACTAGTGAAGGGGGAGTAATTAGTATGGCCGAGAGGCCTGAAGGATACGACCTTTGTAACGATGAAGAGAACGCTGCGATGACTAAGGAGATTGAACGGGTTAGGGAGCGAGGAATAGCGTGGGC